GCCATGCCATGAGTACCCAAGTGGTTATTACTATATATGTACAGATCAAGGTGTACTTTGGGAAGGTGAACTTCCTTACGGAATATTTCCTATAGCCTACGAGGGGCATGATGAAATTCCAACAACTCCAAGGCATCGCTCTCCTATCAAGCAACTTAGACCTTATCAAATAGAAATAAATAGAGCCGCAAGTAAAATAGCCGAACATCAAATAACTTTAGGCGACGATAAGCTTGTGGTGCAGGCTGGAGCAAAAGTTCAAAGTGGAGCTATTTTGCCAGGGGTTAGAACTATTCAGGTTTCAGGGATGGCGCCTACGATTTTGCAAGGACGTGGCGGCGATCAATATTTTCAATATGTAGAGTCTCAAATATCTGAGCTTTATAATGCGGCAATGATTCCTGAAGATTTGGAAGAAAAAGGCGACCAAGATGCCTGGGCCTCTTTATGGAAAGCAGTAAGACATAAAAAGAAATTTATAATAGACGCAGAAAAATTTGAAATGTTTTTAGTTAAAGTTTGCAAGCTTTATTTAGATTTAGCTAAAAATTATTTTGACGATAACACGCTTGTACCGATGGTCGGTAAATCAGAAATAGTAAATATCTCTGAATTTAAAAACACTGAACCGCAAAGTTTTCAAATTAAAATTGAGCCGTCTTCTGAAGATGTAGAAAGTGTTATGGGAAAGCAGTTAATGCTAAACCATATTTTGCAATATTCTTCAGGACAACTAGAAAAAGAACAGATTGGCAGTCTTATACGCCTAATGCCATTAGCTAATAACGAAAAGATTTTAGAGGATCTAACTTTAGATTATGATCGAGCTACAAATGTTATTTTAGCTATTGATCGTGGAGAATCAGTTACTCCAAATAAATATGACAATGTGGCATATATGACTAAGCGGTTAACCGCTCGTATGTCACAAAGTGACTTTGCTAAATTAGATCCGCAAATCCAGGCAAACTATCAAAATCTTGTAAATTTATACGCCGAAATTGAAGCAGAAAAAATTAGAGAACAAAAAGCTATGGAAGCGGATTTTATACCTACAGATGGCGCAATGATAAAAGTAGCCTGGTATGTAAAAGATCCGACAAATCCTTCAAGATCTGTGCAAGCGACACTGCCAGCTAGTTCAATTGAGTGGCTTGTGCAGCGCTTAGAAGATCAAGGTAATTTACAAAAAACTCTAGCTTCCTCTGGACGTGGAAGCCAAGACATTATTCAATCTTATAATAGTGGCGCAGGTGTTGAACAAAACTCTGGCTTATTAGATCAAGCGCCTATGACACCTAATCAAGATCTACTGGCTAGACTACAGGGGGTAATTTAATGAGTACCGAAAATACTCTAACTGATGTACCCGCATCAGGTGCAAGCACCGAAAGTGTAAGCACAAGCACTGGGACAGATAGCGTAAAAGAGGTTCAAACATCTTCACCGACAGCGAAAGGTCTAGATAATTTAAAAAAACTAGCAAAAGAAAAAGCTGCCCCAGACAAGGGTGATTACAAAGCTAAATCAGTTGAAGAGTCTTTGGCTGCAGAAAAGACAGACGCAGTTTTGCCAACAGCAGAAGATGGTAAGCCAAAATACGTTCCTAACTACAAATATAAGGTAGCCTTACAAGAAAAAGAAATAGATGAGTTTTGGCGGCCTTTAATAAAAGACGCAGAAAGCGAAGCTAAGGTTAGAGATTTTTTTACTAAATATGACGGTTTCGATCATATAAAGCAGTCACGCGATAATATTCAAAAGCAATTTGAATCTTTGCAAAATGACTATACTGCTCAAAATAACGTTATTTCTAGAGTAGAAACAGCTTTGCAAAAAAAAGATCTGACAAGCGTATTTAGACAACTTGGCGTAACAGACCAAGATATTTTTGGGTGGACACACCAACGATTGCAAATGATGGAACTTCCTCCTGATCAGAGAAAAGCATGGGAAGAGAGTGAGCAGTCACGTTTGCAAAATTTTGAAATGGAAGAAAAATTTAACCAAATGCAGCGACTATACGAAGAACAAGCGGTTCAAGCCAGAACTATGCAGCTTGATATGGTTTTGACAAGACCAGAAGTCGTACAGGCCGCAAGCGGATGGGATGAAGTACAAGGACAGCAAGGTGCGTTTCGGGATTTAGTTATTCAAGAAGCGCAGACTGCATATTTTCAAACTGGAGTAGATTTATCTGCGGAACAAGCTGTTCAGCGGGTAATGCAAAAGTTTGGAAAAGTTTTGTCGCAAAATGCGGGGGCTCAGCAATCTGTGTCGCAAGCACAGACTCCTGTTATTTCTGCGACCCAAACAGCACCGCAAGTGCCAAATATACCGCAGTCAAAACCTGTTATTCCTAGTGTGAATGGTAAAGGGGCTTCACCAATAAAGAAAGTTCCACGCTCTTTAGACGAACTTAAAAAAATAGCTAGAGAGTTAAATACTTAATTATTTTTACGGGGGAATTATAAATGGCAACTACACGCAGTTTCAGCGACATGCTGAACGAATATTTGCCGCTTGAACTTTTAAAAGAAGAGTTCATCAAGCGCGATTGGCTTATGTCTAGTGTTAATATGGATGAGTCTTGGAAGGGTGGACAATTGATTGTACCTTTTGAAGGCCAAGCAGCTAGCTCTATTGAGTTTGGCGCACTTGCTGCTTCAAACGATATTGCTGAGTATGATTATGTACGTGGTACAATCTCTACTCAACCTGAGGTTTGGGGTTCATTGATTTTTAATCATCGTGATCTTATGGAGCATGATGGTAAAATCCCTGAGTCTACATTCCTTAGAATTTTACCAGGTCAGGTTGACGGCTTTTTGTCTTTGATGAAGCAATCAGTTAGCATTCATTTGCTTTCTGGTCCTCATTTTGCAAAAGTAACAACTGACGCAAGTCCAACAGATGCAGCAAACGGAATCTTGGCTGTTGATAAAATTGATCGTTTTCAATTAAGTCAAAAAGTTAGCCTTGATGATGATAACTCTGCAGCAGCTTCTTACTACGTTATAGCTATAAATGTTAACGACAAAACCGTTACACTTTCAGCTACCCGTGGTGGTGCAGCAGCAAACGTATCAGCATACACTTTTGCTCAAAACGCAAAGTTCTATCATCCTGGAGCACAAACTGCAGGGATGACAAGCTTGCGTTCACAACTTTTAAGCTCAGCTAACGGCGGAGCATCTTCTATATTTGGTCAAACAAAAACGGCTTATCCATTTTTGCAATGTCCAAACGTTAGCGGTGCGTCTGTTACAGCAACAAATATTTTAGATAAAATTTTTGATGCTTACACACAGCGCCAACAATTAGCTAAAGGTGGAAAAGCTCCAACTGTTGTAATGAGCTACAAGCATTTAGGTTCAATTTTAAAACTTATCCAAGTTGAAAAAGGACCATACAATGTTGTGCCAAATTCTCGCAAAGCTAGCCTTTACGGTTGGGATGAGATTGAAGTTGGCTCAGTGAGCAGCCAATCTTTAAAGCTTGTGGGTATTACTGAAATGGATGATGACATCATTTATTTCCTAGATACAGACAGCATCACTTTCTTCTCTAACGGAATGTTTAAGCGAAGAAAAGCTCCAGATGGAAAAGAATACTATGAAACTAGAGCTACTTCTGGTTACACGTACATTCTTGACCATTGTTTGTTTGGCGACCTTGTGTGCCATGCACCTTGGAAAAACTTGGTATTGCATTCAATACCTAATTACTAGTTAGAATTTAGCCCGCAGGCATAAGGCTTGCGGGCTTTTAATAGGGCGGAGTAAATGCTTCGCGAAACTTAAGGAGTAAAGAACATGGCAATTAATAAACGAAACGACCAGGCAGTCGATGGTATTAGACTTCTTTTAAATAAGATGAATTCTGTTGCTGCAAAAGTTAGACTTGGAAATTTAATAGAGGCGCAAAAAGGATCAGTTCGCGCAAAATATGATTTTTCAGTACAAGGTGGAGCTGTTAGCTCAGTTAACCTTGTTGATGAAGATGGTGTTGCTATAACTCTTCCTGATAACGCCGTAATCACAAATTGCATAATTGATGTTGTAACAAATCCTACATCTTCTGGATCTGCAACAATCGCTGTGGGAGCTGCGTCAACTAACGACTTAAAGGGAGCAACAGCTATAGCTTCTTTTACTGGCATTGTGCAGGGAGTTCCAGACAACACTGTTTCCAATGCAATTAAATTAGACGGGCAAAAAACACTTACAGCAACAATCGGAACTGCAGCTTTAACAGCCGGTAAGTTTTTTGCGTTTGTTGACTACGTAGTTTCTGAATAGGGGGAATAAATGGGGACAGCAATAGAGGGCAAAAGTAAAGTTGTAACAATGACTCCGACAATTGATACAAGTGCGTATGCATCTGGGGATCAATTGGGCAGTCTTGTAGAGCTTAGCAATGCGCTTGATGATTCAAGCGGGACAGGGACTATTGTTTCTGTTGCTGTTCTTGATAAAGCAGCACAAAGTTCAGCTCTTACGCTTTTATTATTTAAAGACAAACCTACGGTTGCAAGCTCAGACAATGCGGCTTTAAACATTTCAGATTCTGAGATGGCGAAATGTTTAGGGATAATTCCTATAGCAGGAACTGACTATGTTGCACTTTCTGCAAATAGCATTGCATCTGTTAGAAATGTAAATTTAGTTATTTCATCTACAAAATCAGATCTTAACTTAAATGGTACAAGCCTATGGGCAATTTTAAGAAGTGGCGGTTCGCCGACTTACGGGGCGGCTTCTGATTTGGTTTTAAGTATTGGAATAAAGCAGGATTAATAAATGGCTGGGAATATAAGTATATTAGCTGAAGAGACGTCTGAGGTTAACACAAACTTTGTTAAAGTATCAGGAACTGATATTGGCAACAAAAGAGCTTTAGACGTTTCAATTTTAGGCGGCCCTGGGTCTTTACTTCAGGGCGTAACTTATGATTACGGATCAGTGACATATCCATCTGGTACTCAAGAAGTTTACACATTTAAGTCAGGTGGGGCCGGTGGTACGACAGTAAAAACAATAACTGTTAACTATGTTGATGCAACAAAAGAGCAGTTGTTAAATTTTTCAGCGAGTTAGTATGGCATATAGGTTTAACCCACTTTCAGGACTTTTTGATTTAGTAGATAGTGCAAGTCCGCTAACTACAAAGGGTGATATATTTGGGTACTCTACTCAAGATGCAAGAATACCTGTTGGATCTGACGGCCAAGTATTAGTTGCAGATTCTGCACAAACTTTAGGAGTGAAATGGGAAACTGTTTCGGGCGTTGGCACAGATCAATTTCTTCCTATATTTAACATTACATCAAGTGACACAATTACAATCGCTGCCGCAAGAGAAATGACTTTACATGATGAGCTTATTCTTGAGGGCGATTTAATTGTTGAAGGAAGATTAATTTTAGAACTTTAGGGGGGTATAATGGCGACAACTGGATCAATGAGATTACCTGAAATATCTACGCCGGACACGCCGCCTACAGATAAGCATAGAATTTACGTAGGAACTGATAACAAACTAAAAAAAGTAGATGACGCTGGATTAGTTACAACATATGGGGCTGAATTTACAACAGAAGATGCTCAAGACGCTGTTGGGGCAATGGTTGATTCAACGTTGGTTTATGTTGATGGGACACCTCTTTTAACTAGAGCCGCTTTAACTGGTGATGTAACTGCAGCGCAGGCATCAAATTCTACAACAATAGCAAATAATGCTGTAACTAACGCCAAACTAAACGACATGAATGCGTGGACAGTTAAGGTTAGAAACGCTGGAACAAGTGGTGATCCAAGTGACGCTGCCTTAGCTGATATAACAGAAGAACTAACTCCGGCTACTGGAGATTTTTTATTTGGGTTTTTAAGCTCAGGTGAAATTAGAAAATTTGATGTTGGAAATTTACCTGGCGGAGGAGGAGGCTCAGACTCTTTTAAAACCATTAATTGTCCTGCGGGAACTGATCCTGTCGCTGATTCTAATGCAGACACTCTTAATTTAACATCTTCAGATTCTACTATAACCATTACAGGTGACTCTTCCACAGACTCTATTAATTTTGATATTTCAGATAATTCAGTGACATTTGCAAAAATGCAAGACATCGCAACTGATACCCTGATAGGTCGCAGTACATCTGGCACTGGAGATCCGGAAACAATATCTTGTACTGCAGCTGGGCGTGCAATTTTAGATGATGCAAATGCTTCAGCTCAAAGAACTACTTTGGGATTGGCAATTGGAACAGATGTTCAAGCTTTTGATGCAGATTTATCCGCAATTGCGGCGTTATCTTCGACTGGGATAGCTGCCAGAACGGCGTCTAATACGTGGGCTCAAAGAACAATTGCTGCAGGTACTGGTATAGGTGTAACAGATGGAGATGGTGTAAGCGGAAACCCCACTGTTGCCATTACAGATAGTGAATTATTAGCTATTGCCGGTCTTTCAAGCGCTGCGGATACAATAATTCAATTTACTGGTTCAGGAACAGCGCAAGTAGTTAATTTTAAATTTGGTACTTATTCTCCTACATATACTGGGGTTGCGAACATTACAACTGCCGCTGGTGCAGCTACTTTAAACTATATTAGGTTTGGCGACAAAGTCGTTGTTTTTGGAATAGCTACGCCAACTCCAACTGCTGCAGCAGATACTACAACAACAATGCGAATATCCCTACCAATTGCATCAAACTTTACTACGACTTCAGATTGTGCAGGAACAGCAACAACTGGTGTGACGCAAAGAGGGGGTAGAATTCAGGCAGACGCCACAAATGATGAAGCTCAATTAACTTTCGCCTCTCAAACAACATCTACTGTTAATTTTACATTTATATTTTTTTACACCATTAAATAAATGGAGATATATTATATGGCTTTTGGGAATATAGTTGTTTTTATCGGGCAAAGTTTAATTGTAGATAATCCTGGGTCAACTCTTTTTAGTCATATTCCTGATAGGCAATATGTATTTAAAATGGCAGGCGGTACTAGAATTTTATCTAATTTTGGCCACGGATCGAATTCTTCAAATTCTAATTGGAATACATATTTAAGCACTGGAGTTACAACAAATTCTCCAGTAGTTAAATTTGCAGATGAATGGGAAGCCCGGGAAAATGGTGGTTGGTTTTCAAATGGAAATCTTTACGTTTTGGTTTGTGGACGCTCTGGCGCTAGTTTTGCAGTTCAATACGGAATTGATGATAGTAGTCAATGGAATTTGGAGAGAAAAAGAAATTTAAATTCTGCATGGGACGGAACTTATTATAGTATTCCTTCGGATCTTGGAGGAGGTGTTTACCCGACGGGAGCATCTTATAGTTGCGTATCAACACTAACGCAAACTTTGTCCGCTATGGTTAGCGAGATTGTATTAAAGGGCGAAACCCCTAGACTTCTTTTTTGCTGTTGGGCGCATGGGCAAGCTGACTCTTTTTCGCTGACGGCAGCCAATGCATACGAAAATAATGAAAATGGCTTAATTGATGTTATCGCAGATACTTTAGGAGTTTCACGTGCACAAATCCCTTGGTACAGCGTACTTTTAAGCGGTGAGCCTTTAACAAGAATTGGTGCATCTATAGTAAACCAAGCAAAGAGAAATGTTGTTAGTAACCTACCGCTAGGTAAAATAATAGATCCGACATTATTTATTGGATACAACCCAAATGATCTATCAACTTATGGAGGATATCATACTGATGGGACTCATTTATCTGATTTGGCCTCTTGGCGAATTGCAGATCAATGTTGGAATCTTGGTGTTAACGTAAATAAATTTGGATCTACTTTATAAACTGGACCAAAAATAAATAGGTTTTATGGGGATAACAAAATAAAATTAACTAGCAAGGATGCTCATCTAGCCCAAGGATGGGCTCTTTGCCAATGCGGGGCCAGCCCGTAAAAAATGGGGGAAAAATGCCAAAGTTCTATTCAGAATTACAGGAAGCTTCTTTAGAAAATTTAGCCTCAGATCCATCAGGAACAGTTGCCGGCAGAGTTTGGCATAACACTACAGAAGTGCGTGTTAAAACAGATGATGGAACAAATAAAAGGGCGTTACTTAGAAACGATCAAAAATGCGTTATAGGTAATAACGGTACTGCTGCAAATAACATTAGACTTCATCGAGGGGCAAGTGGCGTAATTCAATTTGTCCAAGGTGGAGATTCAACTGCAGAAGGCACATTATCTACAGCTCTTAATCAAATTTCTGGTAGAGTGGAAAACTACACAAATGCAGGAAAGCCTGCAGCAGCTAATGCTGGCCGCCTTGTATGGTTAACTGACTTAGGCGAAGTAAAAGTGGATACAGGTGCCACTTACGATAATTTGTTAAAATTTGATTCCGTAGCTCCGACAACTACTAAAGGTGATTTAATAACAAGAAACTCTAGCACTAACATTCGAGTTGCAGTCGGTACTGACGGACAGGTATTAAAAGCAGATTCAACCCAAGCAGCAGGAATAAAGTGGGATAGTGCCGTAGCCAATTTGGCTGTTAGGTCTGTTACTACCACAGATAGTCCGACGACTGCAGATGATGTTTTACTACTTAGTGGCGCAAGTTTTACAGTTACACTTTTTACAGCCGTTGGTAATACTGGTAAAGTATTAGAATTAGTTCACGATGGCACAAGCTTAACTCAAGTTTATACACTAGCAACTACCAGTGGTCAGACTGTTGGCGGCGTTGCAAGCGGTAGTTATGTTTTACATACAAACGGCGAGAGATTAAAAATTATTTCAGACGGCTCTAATTGGAAAATTTTAAAAAGAAATACAACAACAACTCGAAACGACTACACACCAACATTTACTGGATTTGGTACTGCTTCAAACGTAGACGTTGATTGGTGGAGACAGGGTGATTTTATTTATGTTCGAGGTATATTTACAAGCGGTACGGCTACGGCTACGGAGGCTAGAATATCTCTGCCGGGGAGTTTAGCAACTCCATCTACATTACCAACAAGAATGCATTGCGGAGTTTATTATAGAAACTCTACTGGTGGAACAGCAACTCAAGGTGGTGGTCCTTTATTAATTCAGCCATCAATAGGCTATGTGACTATTTCATCAAGGAATATGTTTTCAGATTCAGTTAAAAATTGGGAAACCTTTCAAGATGGAAACGCAAACTTTGCTAATGGCGACGAAATAAGCTTTGAATTTAGCGTGCCCGTAAACGGATGGCAGCCGTAAGGAGAAAAAATGCAAACTTTAAGTTATGGATATAAATTACCAGAAACTGGCGATCAGGGGGCAACACTATTTGATGCTCTTGAAGATAATATAACCAGATTGAATGACCACAATCATGACGGAGTTGATTCTCAGCAATTAACTGCCCAGTCAATAGTGGGCGTTGCTCAAACAATTACAAGTGCCGGATGGAGCGCAAGTGGCGCAACTGGACACTATAGACAGCAAGTTACTTTACCCGCAGGATTTGACTTTGATTTAGTGCAAATTGGATTTAGAACTACTGCTGGCGCGCAAATTTATCCAACTGTTGAACGGATTTCAGATACTCAATATTACGTCTACACTATTGATAATACCTTAAGCTATGTAGCGCTTTACGGGGGATAAGTGGCAGTCAGTGGTAAACAACCTTTTGAAGTTGATGACTTTTCATTAGGTATTACAGATGATGCTTTTGAAAGAGATCCTAAATATTCTCTTGAGCTTGATAATTTTAACATTGAGCCAGATGGATCGTTATTATCTAGATACGGGTCCGTGGTGGAAGACACTGCAAATCCGCAAGTGCCAAATGGAGCAAAAAGAATTGGTGCTCTTATTAACTATGATAATTCAGCACATCTTTTAGTTCAAAGCGAAGATAAAGTTTATTACAGAAATACTAGCGCCTACACCACAATTACAGGAGCAACATCAAACGATGTTTTTTCTGTAGGTACAGAAAGTAACAACACAAGCTATGCTCAGTGGAATAAACAAATTTATATAACTAACGATGGGTTTCCTAGCCCCATGAAAATTTACAAAGATTCCGGCGGAGTTTTTAGAGTTGTTAATAATGGGCTGCCAGCCCTAGCGACTGCACCAACAGTTACTCCTGGAGCTGGAGCTAATTCTTACATTTATGCTTTTCATTATTTTTTTTCTTATACAGTAGGATCACAAACTTTTGAAGATGTTGGTCCTGTAACAGAAGTTACAATCTCTAGTGCAGCCGCGCCAAATGTTGATGACGTTGCAATCACAAACATCCCAGTGCTTGCTAATGGCAGCGATGATAATTATGCGACGAGTACAATAAAAGTTCAAATTTTTAGAACAATTAACGCTGGGACTACTTTTTATAAAGTTGGAGAGGTCACAAACGGCACAAACACCTTTAACGATTCTACGTCTGATACAACGCTGCAAAGTAATGTTTTAATGTACACAGAAGATGGCACAGTAGAATTTGATCCAGTACCAAAACATAAATTTGTGCATGTAGTAAATAACATTGCTTATTATGGTTTTATTCAAGAAAGCTCAATTGATTACCCTTTTAAAATTAGGCAATCTATCCCTGCGGCCCCGAGCGCAGCTCCTGCAGATTTTGAACTCGATTTAGAGGATGAAATAAAAGGGCTTGGATCAGTTAATTCAATACCTATAATTTTCTGTAAACGTCATGTTTATAGAATAGATGGTAACTTTGACCAATTTGGCAGAGGCGTGATTAACCCAATTAGGATATCTGACACTGCAGGGTGCATATCTCATTTATCGATTGTTAGCGCAGAGGGGCAAATATTTTGGGCAGGTAATGATGGGTTTTACGCTTCGGACGGATATAGAGTTATTAAAATATCTGACAAAATAAACTCTAGATATTTAGAAATGAAAGAGCAGTCAGACGATGTTAGACGTATTTATGGAACGTTTGACGAGGAAAATAGAAGAATACAGTGGGCGATTCAACAGGATAATTCAAATAACGATAATGATTCTATTGCTAATTTAGATTTAAGGTGGGGGATCAGGGATCACTCTACGTTTACAACATGGTCTGGGTTTAGCTTTAGATGCTCGTCTTTAGTTTTTTTCGATGATAAATTATATCGTGGAGATGATAACGGCTACGTTTATTATCATGATACTGGTACTCTTACTGATCCTAGAGTCGACTTAAATGTAAGTGCGGCAAACTGGGAAAGAGAGACGATTATATGGCTTTATAGGTCATGTAATTATAATTTTGGCTCAATGTTTTTTAGAAAAAAACCAACAAGAATATTATTGTTAGCTAGGAATATAGGCAACACATCTATTCAAATTACAAGCGTAGATGATGATGGCAAACGCGAGCGCGAATTAAAACCGATACGATGGAGAAGAAACTTTGTCTGGGGCGATGATCTTTTTGTCTGGGGCGATGTAAACTGCGTCTGGAATAAGCTTGGTGTTATAGAACAGTGGAGGAGATTCCCAGCTCGTGGCCTTAGGCTATCTATGTGCCAAATTCAAATATCAAACGCATACACTGTTATATCTAATTCAGATAGTAGGGGTGAGGCTACATTTAACGGCACAGCAAATACTGCAACACTAGTAAATGCTGCGACATACGATTGGCCGACAGATTCTGTGGACTATTTTTTATCTACAGAAAACGACAGCTATGTGTCTCAATATAAGGTTTTAACAAGATCTGCAGACGTATTAACTGTTATTGATTCTGGTAGCAATTTACCAACAGGACAATATGAGTGGCTTTTAAAAGGTTACAGAAAAGGTGAGCCTTTAAATTTGCAAGGGTACTGTATCCACGTATCAAACGTAGATCAAAACCAGATAACATATGAAACTGGAGATGATGGAGCTAACGCATGATCCGCATCCCTGAGCTTTTATTAAAAGACATTCAAGATGTATATATTAGGGAAAACTTCAGAAGAATAACCTTGTTTTTCCAAGATTTTCCTTTTTTTAGAGGGGAATGGGCCTTTTTTGAAAGAGAATTTGCAGGAGCGGTAACAAATGAAGAAGTAGCTCATGGTCTAGGTTTTAAGCCACTAGATGTCATTCAAACTTCAAAAATAGGTGCCGGGAGTATAACATTTAATTTTAGCCTTTTTACTGATACTCATATAAATGTAACGACTACTGGGGCTTGCACTGTTAGATTTTTCGTCGGAGCATATAAAGAAGAATCAGGACGAAGGGGACAGTAGGGGATATAAATGGCCTTTAAAACAAAACTTCAAGTTGTGCAAAAAATAGAACGGGATCTAGACCTTGAAGAAGAAGAATTTATTCAAGCCGATGAAATGACCGAGTATATTAACGATGCTTTAACTTTAATTGAAGCTCACATTAATAAACTCGGACTAAAGGATCAATATTATTTATCTAAAACAAATATAAGCCTAGTTTCAGGAACTGCTGACTATGCACTCCCCTCAAATTTAGCTGACGATAAATTAGAAGAAGTTGTTTATTCAAACGGGTCAACTATCTATAAAGTCGAACCAATGAATCCATCTCATTCACTAGAAGAAATTGAACTACTCAATCTTTACTCAAGTACAGAATGGTATAAATACAGAATTAGAAACGACTCTTCTACTGGAAGATATTTACAATTAATCCCAGCCTCTAGAGAAACTGCAGCTAATGTATTAAAAGTTGAGTATTTAAGAAAAATAGAAAAAGTAGATAGTGATGCTGACTTAATTGAAATACCTGATATATGCCTTCAATATCTTTATCAATACGTAAAAACAATGGTTTATGAGAAGGAAAATGCAGAGAGTGTTAGCTACCAAGAAGCAGTAAGAAAATTAGAAAAAGTAGAAGCCTTGATGTTATCTACTTTACAAGGGCAACTTGAAGATCAAGCTTTTTCAAAAATCGAATTAGATAAATCTATTTACGAGGAGATAAGTTAATGGCTAGGAGACAACCCACAGGCATAACAATGGGTACTGATGAGTATAATAGACTTGTTGGTGAGGGCGTAGATCCTAAAAAAAGAACTATTTATCAAAACTATTGGCGAAATAACTTTTTTGATCCAAAAACCGGATTAAATTTTTTTGGTAGAAATAGGCTTGAAGCTAAGTCCGGCGTAACTGCACCAAAATATGAATCCTTAAGAGACGAGTCTGGGGCGCTTAAATCACAATTTGCTTATGATCCAACAAAATCTGAAGCCTTTAATGCTTTAAGACAACAAGCTATGGCTGGCCCAGGACAAAGTCCTTGGTTTAAAATGCAAATGGAAAAACAAGCTTTAGAGCAACAAGGATTACGTGACCAAACTTCACAAGCCCAAGCTCAAGCATTGGCTCAAGCGCAATCTCAGCTTGCAAGATTTGG